TGTGACACTGCGATGGAACTAATGGACATCGTTAAAAACGACGATGTAGTACCTCAAAAGATAGAGGACCGATTGTTATTAGAACTCCGAAAGGATTTCATTGCAAGGTGCAGATAGGACGGAAGTAAGTTGACGCGGAACGGATCGTTCATCGGGTAACCGACGCAAACGCCGACTGAAGGAACGCACCAATACTTAAAAAGTAAAGGAGCAAACCTAATGTCAAAAGTAGTATATCGTGGTGTCGAATATGACACTCTAGATCGTCCCAATCAATCGTTCAAACCAACACCTCACGTAGAAATCTATCGTGGGACTATGTTTTACGTTGACGAACAAGGAAATAAACTTCCTATGGAAAAATCAGGAGGAAGGTGAAATGAATACTTACTTCGTTCGTTATCTCAAAAGAAAAGATAAGAAGGAAAAACTCCTTCATGCAGCACAACTGAATATGGCAAAGCAACCTCAAGTTGCTTAATAAATGGAGGAGTCAACAAGACTCCTCTTTTTTTATAAATAAAAAAAAGTATCGAATTTAATATGTCCAGTATTAGTAACCTAAAAGATATTTACGAAAATATCTATATGGAAGGGATTGCTTCCGAGCATCCAGATATTTCTGGGCAAAAAGAGTTTGCTAAAAAGGCAGATGAGGTACTTGCTACTAGGAAAAAAAATAGACAAAAAAGTAAAAGTCCACAACTTCCTAGTTTTCTAAAAACTTCAAAATCTATTAGAAAAGAAGAATTTGTCGCAGAAAGAGAAATGACTTCTTCAGAAGTAAAGAAAGAAAAAAGTCTAAAAAATAAGTATGATACTTCAGGAATGAAGGCAAGTATGAAAAAGCAATATGGTGATAAAAAAGGTGAGCAAGTTTATTTTGCGACGATTCGTAAACAAGCAATGGCAAATTCACATGAGTTAGAAGGTGAAGAACTCAGTGAAGGTATTCCTGCTCTTGCTGCTGGTGCTCTTGCTGCTGGTGCTCTTGTTGGGTTGGGAGCACAGGCAGCAAGACGATCAATAGAGTCTGGAAAAAGTGCTGCAAAGAAGGGGGAAAAACCTGCCAATCCTCAAGGACTTTCTGGTGCTGCTTATAATTTACAAAAGAGAAATCAAATGATGCAACAACTTCAGTCATTTGATTATGATGATGCATATGAATATATTATCGAGACTTTAATTGATTCTCAGTTTGTTGAAAACTATGAATCTGCAGAAAAAATGTTTGAGCATATGAGTGACGATTTCGTTGCTACAATTGTTGGTGAGTATATAGAAGAAAAAGCAAGAGGAACAAAAAAGAAATCAACAGTACATGCATACGATGTTGATGAAACTCTTTTTGCACATGGAAAGGGCAAAAAACCAAATGTTAAGGTTCACGTTAACGATTCCTCAGGGAAGAGAGTAAAAAGTTTAAGTAATCAAGAATTCAATACTCATAAACTTGAAAAGGGTCATTCTTATGACTTTAGTGAGTTCCAAAGTGCTAAGAAGTTTAAGGAAACATCAACTCCAAATAAGAAAGTAGTTAAGCATATTAAGAAAAAAATAGCACGAGGAGAAAACGTTCATTTGATTACTGCCCGTTCAAAATTTGATGATCCAAAAGAATTTCATGGACATTTGAAAAAGCATGGTATTAATGTTCCAATGGGAAATATTCATTATACTGGTGGAATGAAAGGAAAGGATATTGGTGATAAAAAAGTGACAGTTGCCAATGCTATTGCCAAAAAGCATAAAGCATCAAAAGTCCATATGTATGATGATGCGGCAAAAGTACATAAGTCTTTTGAAAAAGAAAAAAAACAAGCACCTGCAACCAAAAAAATTAAAACTCACATGGTTGCACCAGATAAGAGTGGGGAATCGAGAGTTCGTTCTTATCAAGCAACTAAGAATGAAGAAATGACTGCCTATGAGTATTGGAAGCAATTTATTAATGAAGAAAAGACTCCACCTAAAAATGATGTTGGATATAGGGCTGGAACTGCGATTAAAAACACTCTTAAAGATCTTGCAAAAGGGACTGCAAAAGACATAAAAAATTTAGCAACAACTGGCAAACTACAAGACACTCCAGAAAGACAAAGAATAAGACAAGGAATTTCTAATTTCACAAGGTCAGCAGAAACTGCCGTTAATAAAGTAGGTGGTTATAATACACCAAAGACGCAACAATCAAGACCAGCAAAACCAGGGACTGCAGCACCAGCAGCAACTTCAGTAAAACCTGAAAAAAAAGTAATTCAAACAAAAAATATTTCAGGGCAACAACAAAAAGTGACTACGAATAAAAGTTATGATGTAAAGGTTGGTGGTGTTAAAGGAACTGCTACTTATGGATCTGGTGGACAGAGAATGATTCGTGCAAATCTTGGAAACAATAGTGTTCAAGTTAAAGCAGGGAAAGCACAGGCAGGAAAATCCTATGGTGCTACTTTGGGTGGGGTGAAAGGAACAGTTAAATATGATGCTAAGGGTGGAAAAACTTTCCAAGCATTACAAAATAAACCAAAATCGACAGTTAAAACTAAAACAGGAAACAAACCATTGGTTTCTGGTGGAAAAAATGTTTTTGATGGAAGTCCTGGATGAACTTTAATTTTCAATTTGGAAATAAAAGACCAGATAAAAAACAATTAATTATTTTAAGTGCAGTGCTATCAATTAGCATTGCACTTTTTTCGCAATGTTCTAAAATACCAGAAAATAATATTTGGGATTTAATAGATCAAATTCAAAGAAAATATTTTCCTGGTTCTATTGTTAACGAGTTAATTCGTCAAGACCCAGATAAACTTGGCAGAAGAATTGATAGAGATGTTACTTCAGCAATACTTCAATATGAAAAGTGGGAAAGGAACAACAGAATAATTAATATGACTAATAAAAATATATTGAAAGAAATTAAAAAGAGTAAATACACAGAGTTTCAAAAAATAATTGTTGAAGATGCGATTTATTATGAATTTCCACCAGATGGAAGCAAAGCACAGGAAAGTTTAGGTGGAACTATGGGAATAAGAGCACTCTGGGTAGATTAAATCATAAATATAATTAGAAAAGTACTTTTTACTACTATTTGCGGCAAATGAATAAAGAGAATCTTGGGGACATTAAACACTTATACGAGGGTGTTATTCATGAAGCACCTACACCACCTCGTCCACCACTAAGACCCGATCCATTTGCTAGAAGTAGAGAGATCGCAAATAGATTGGGTCTCCAAGCAACTGCTAGGAATTTAGCAGGACCTAATGCTGCAATTGCTGCAGGAGCAAGACCAACTTCTGTAACCCCAGCAAGACCTGGAACATCTACTCCAGCAAATGCATCAAAAGCAGACCAAATTAAAGGTGGAATGCAAGTTTATAAATCTCAGTTAAAGGCAAAGGATATTAAAGGAGCTGAGGAAACAGGAAAAAATATTAGTTCCTTAAAGTATGGAACACCAGAAGCAAGAAAAGCAAGTACTATTGGAACAAAAAATCCATTGATGGATAAAACTTTTGGTTATCAAACTGGAAATGCTCCGGATCAACAAAAAGCAAGAGCAGATGCAATTATTAAGAGTGGAGCAGTTGCTGCTTTGAAACCAACTACTCCACAAACTAAACCTGTTATAAATACTGCAAGAGGATCTAGTAAACCAGGAAGTGTAATGTCTTCATACGATTGGGCATCGGCAAAAACAATTAAAGATCTTTCAGACGCATATAGTTCGATCTATGAAGCAAAGAAAAAAGATCAGGATCAAGATGGTGATAATGACTTTGCTGATGTAAGAATTGCAAGAATGATTGCATCTGGAATGTCAAAAGCAGAAGCAATCGCAGCAGTTAAAAATAAAGAATATAATGAAGAATATGAATTAGATGAAGCAACCAGAATGAGAAAGGAACTTGGCAAAGAAGGTGAAATTGCAACTCGTAAAGAACTTGCAGCACGTTCTAAGGCATATCAACGTTCTGGTAGTGTAGATAAGACAATTGCAGCAGCAGAAAGGGGTGCTGACCGTCCTTACGTTAAACACAAACGTGATGAGTCAGATGCTGATAGGAAGAATAGAGAAGAGAAGCAGAGTAGAACTCTAAGAGGACTCGCATCGTCTAGAAGAATGTCTGTAAGAGGTGAAGGTGGACTCAGAGGTTATGCTGCTAAAGTACAAGGTAGTGATAAGGAACTACAGTCAGCAAGAGGTTCTGCTAGAAGTGCAGGAACTTTAACACCAAGAGAAAAAAAGCAATTAGGTGAAGAGTATCAAATTTATGAGATTCTATCATCATATCTTCTAGAAAACAACTTTGCAGAAACAATTGATGATGCAAATGTAATCATTGAAAACATGAGTGAAGTTTGGGTGCAAAGCATTATTGAGCAATATGATAAAACAATGCAGAGAAGAATGTTAAATGCTAAAGAAGGATCAGCAACAGATAAATGGTTGCTTAAAAATCGTGGTAGTGGGGAATCAAGACCTAACTCTGGACAAACTAGTCAATCTAGACCCAATTCTGGTGGAGCTAATCAGTTTAAACCAAATTTAGGTGGTCCAAGATTTGCTACTTCTGGTGTAAAGAGATTGTCAAATTGATAACATTCTACAATAATTTAAACACCCTCTTGACAAGGGTGTTTTTTTGTGTGTAAAATCACTCTGTTAGGGTTGAAGAAAATATTAGGTTCTAAATAACTCAATAAAGAATAAAGATATGAGTTATGAGAACCCTTGGAGATTCAATGGGGAAATTTTTGAGTCTTCTGATATTCAAGATAATTTTGGTTTTGTTTATTATAAAAATTTTATTTGAAATGTTATTTAATTTTTTATCCAAACAATACCATCTTGCAATCTTTTTTTGTATGTTTGGAATCCTATTTTATTATCTTTCATATAAGATACTACACTTTCCCACATTTTATTACCGTCTGTTAGTATAATGTTTCTAGAGGTAGTTAAAATTTCTTTGTGTTTTTTTGTAAGGGTTTTTCCATACATAGGATTTCCTTCACCAGAGAACATTTCACTTAGTTTTTGTCTAACTTCTGGTCTTTTTGCTGGATTATTATCTCCAATCATTCGGTCTTTTACCAATTCTCTAAATTTATCATTTCTCAGAACGACTTCATATATTCCTGCTCTTTCACTAACAAAGAATCTACCTTCAATATTTGTATTATAATACTCATCAGTCATTAATACATCTCTTCTGAATTGTTCATAAGTCTCATAATAAGACATAGATTTTTTATGGGGACAAAGATAAAGTATTTCTCTTAAAAAATTTTCTTTTCCTAGTAGTTTAATATCTTCTCTTAATTCATCACAAGAACCGTAATAATTTTTCCAATCACTTTCTTTCTTTTTTCTTCTTCCAGTCTTTCTATCTTTTTGACGAGTCCAAAAGTGCTTTTTGCCCACATATTTTTTTTCATTTGTTAGATTTGTAATTAGATATACAAAACCTTCCATATCTTTTGGGACTTCAATAAAATCTTTTTCATTGTATTTCCAATTCATAAAAATACTTTCTTTCTTATATTTTTATTTATGCTAGAAAGTATTTTTTATTTAATACTTGACGATGGTACTCCTGCGTACTACAATTCGAATGTGCTAGGACGATACTATCGGAAGGATTATTTTCATGAATAACCTAAAAGTTAAAAAAATTTGCAATAGTTTAATTGATCAACATATTGATCGTATGCATCAATTGTGTAATGAGGGTCGAATTAAAGATGCAGAAGCTGTTTATAGTGAAATAAGAGATTGGGTTATTCAGAAGGAAAATTTAGAAGTGTTAGCACTAGATTATATCAATGGTTATTTTGTAGATTTTTGACAATTTCTAAATAATCTGATATCATGAATTTTTTTATGAGATTTTGATTTGTTTTTAGAGCCGTGGGCACTGCCCCTGAGAAGGGGAACTACTCCTTTGCCTATACGGATGTAGAGTTCTATTAATTTTAATGCGTAACTACTTTACTGTAGCCCTCTTGCCTCTGCTGGCAACGGTTACAACCACAACGGCAACACTGCCATCATCTGCTACTGCTCCTTCTTATTCTATTATTAAGGAGTTTGAAACAGAGAAGACAGCAATCCGAGAGGTTGCTCCCGAAAAGCCAAAAGAGAAAAGGCTAATTTGTAAAGGGTGTAATGAACATGAAAATGCTGCCCTGGCATACTTTCAGGGAATTGGTATTAAAGACAGAAACGCCCTTGCTACCATCATGGGTAATATTCGTCAGGAATCAACTTTTGTTCCTAACATTTGCGAAGGTGGTAGTAGAACCAGTTGGGGTAACTGCCGAGGCGGTTACGGACTGATTCAATGG